TCCTTGAGTCATTGAAACTGTTAACTGTGTATTAACAGTCATTGATACTGCCATTTTCATTACATCAATTGTTCCGCCGGTAGCTTCAATATCAATAGTTTGAGCCGCGGCAACTAAACTCATGCAAGAAACATAAGTAACAAATAAAGTTTTACCAGAAATTCCTGCCTGTAAAGTTTTAGTAGTATCAGCCGCGCCTAGAGTAATACTATTACTCCACGGAGAATTCTTTACAATAGGATCTTGCGCACCTAATGTTATACTACTGAGCAGTACTAGGCTGAGGATTGCTAGTTTTTTCATTTTTCTTATCTCCTGGTTGATTATTTTCCTGAGGAGGATTAAGCATTGATTCATTCATCATGTGTTCCTGCAAATGCATCATGCAAGCATTACGACCTTCCTCAGATAATGCTTCTCCTTGTGGCCCCTCTAATATGCTACGCAGGATTTCTGCATGAATTGAATCATTATCAACCAATGGTTGTGTAGGAACTGGAATACCCTGAGATAGAATACTAAATTCTCTCCATTGTCTAGTTCTATCTTCCTCACCAGGAATATAAAGATCAGGTAATGCAACAGCTTCCTTCATAATTCCAGTATTACGTGGATGTAATAATGCCATCGTAATTTCTGGAATACCTGTTTGAATAAGCTGCATGAGAGTATCTTTCTTTTGTGCCCATGATTGCGGTAATTGTTCACTAGATTCAGGTTCTACTCTGCCAACATTACCTGTTAAATCAATAGAGCGAATCCATACATTAATAAAGCTATTATCTCCAACTTTTTTAGTAAAATTCTCATCCTGTTGCGAATCTTTAATCACCTGTGCATATTCAACTGCTGATCGTGATTGAAATGCACTCCAAAAATGACTAATTAATTTCCAAATAGTTCCTAATCTCTGCAAAGCTACGGCACGAGATTGAGAATATTCAGATGCGGTTTTACTACCACCTACAGCAGGACCGCCATATACTGATGGAAATGAACCTACAACAAATTGTGCATCTTGATCAATATGTTGTCTAATAGGATCAACCTCTTGTGATAGAATTGCCGTCTTAGTAGTAAAAAATCCATCTTGTAATGATTTACCAGGTTTAGCAGTAGCCTGAGTTACCATTCCCGGCTTTGCACGTTGCTGACCATACTTTTCAAAATTTAGTACTTTAGGATCAGCAAAAGTTTCTGGTATACCATGCTCAACTGTCTGTAATTCTAACTCTACTAACTCAGCACGAATATCCTGAACTGTTGAAAGATTCTCACCTAATGGTCTAGAGTATATAAAACGACCCATTGGATTCTTACTAATAGTCCAATGTTCATCCATATCCTCTGGATAGGCTTCCATGAAATCGTCATCAATGAAAATTGCATAACAACCAGCAGGATATTTCTCCTTTAGTTGTTTTACAATTTCAATTGATTCATCATCATTTCCAATTTCCCAAAATTGCCAAGGTCTAAGCCATAAACAGGAAACATTGCATACATTTTCAGGTACATCACCTAGATATGATGCAGGATATTTAGAAAAACTCTCCCAAGCGGTATCATAACGCTTAGCTTTGATACTTTTAGCCTTGTCTTGGAAAATATTCCGCAACATTGCTTGAGATTGAGCAAATTCTAGTAATAAATATCCACATTCCTCTTGTTTTGTAGCATATGCAGAAACTTTTACCTGTAAACCTGAAAATAAATCCTGACAAATTGAAGTTTTTGCGGATTCATCCCATCCAACTATTTGTGGTAGCTTTTCTACTGATAATGAAATATCAGGTGGCCCTTCAGCACCGCAATTAGGACAGGCATATGATTCCTCTAAATTAGCACCTGCATCTAATGGTTCACCACAATCAGGGCAACGAGCTTCTTTAATGTTTACATCAGTATTTTCAATACGTGGTTTTTTAGTAAAACCAAATTTAGGACTGGTATGAGCGTAATTATAGCCGAAAATTGTACCCTGATTGAATAAAATTACAATTGCCTTAATAAATAGCATAGGAGCTTCATTATGTAACTCTAGAAGCTCTGTAATATTCTTATAAGCCTTAGCTGCTTCTATATCATCAGGATTATCTGCATCTCTAGGATGATATAAAATAGTAGGAATAGTTACTGACAACGCTGCGACAATGGCTTCTCCATGTGGACGATAAATATTTATTAATCTAGGGTCAGTATCATCCATCATAGACCAATCAGGCACACGCCAATCATGTGTAATTGGGTCCATGAAAATATCTAAAATATTATTCCAGTAATATTCCAGACGAGTCCATACACGAAGATATTCCTCTCTTGCGGATTTATCTTCCTCACGAGCGAATTTAAGTAAGTCTTTGAAATGCTTACTTAGAATTTCGTCGTTTTGAGGCATTCTTTAATCCTTTTGCAAATTTGCTACCTTTACTTTCTTTAGCAAACTTGCTTTTAGTATCGTGAGATTCGTGAGATAACATTTTCTGTGCAGTAGATGGCATAATACCTTCAGCGCCACTGTGAGCTGCGGATTCTAGAAAACGAAATTGTTTAGCCGACTTTATTTTCCCCGGCATTTTTATTCCTTCTATAATCTAGCATTGACTGCATCTGAGCCTGTTTTCTCCAATTCATCTTACGTATACTTTTCTGCTCAGTATCATCTATTTCTAATGTATTACTACCAAAAAGATAAGTAAGCAGAAATTTATTCTGTTCTCTTTCATGTTCTAAACTATCTCGCAGAGCGACGCATTCTCGACATTCTGTAGCCGCGACGAGCAACACTGAAAGTTTTATCCATATTAATTTCAGCGTTTTCACAACGGCGATAAAAAGCTGTTTGATCGTTATCTTTAGCGAGTTGAGCAGCAGCCAAACCCACCTTTTGCTGTTTTTCATGTTCATCTTTAGCTTCATCTAGATAATCACGAATAGCATACAAGCCAATACGTAAGCAATCATAAGGATCATCACCATCAAACTCTTTAACATCTTCCTTTTGTTTCTCGTCGTAAACACAAGTGGGTAATGTTTCAACAAGTAACTGTAATGCCTTAGTTGATTCATCATTACCTTCAGAATCTTTATTAAATATCTGTAATCGTGGTAAATTACTTTCAGGTATTTCAGGTTCAAAATAGCTTAAATACTTTTTATATTCCTCATCACCATGCATTCTCCAGATTTTTCTAGCAAGTTCCTCATCGAAATCGCCTATAATCTGTTTAATGGGTGGTAATGGACGCCATCTAAGATATTCATGAACTAATTGCTTACCTGCTACTCGATTAGTTTCGCCTCTAGTTAAAGCGCACTTAAATCCAGACTCAGATAATGATTCTGCAACTTGTTCATAAATAGTCTGATCTTGACCCCTATCCTGTATTGCGGAATGGCATATACGAACATCGCGAACATTATCTATTTCTCCTGCACTTAATAGTGCTAACTCTCTAGTCCAATTACGAATTTTCGTTTTCTTTGCAGCATAGGCACGGTATACGAATACCCTACCTTCTGGCGAAATTGCAAACCATATAATATAACACCACGCTGCGAATCCCCAGTCAATGCCAATAATTTTAGGCCACCACGTTGGCACTCTAAATGGCTCAATGACATGACGCGCATTTGCTGGCTCATCTGGTAAAGGCTCTAATCTAAATTCTTCAAATACCATCCCTTCAAACGTGTACCAATCTCCTAATATCATGGCACGACGTTCAGCTTCAGATGATATTCCTTTTAACTTTTCATAATACTTAGGATTAGCAATTAAGAGATGCGGATTATCTTCTGCTGTTGCAGGAATAAATAGTTTTAATGTTCCTGTTTTGGAATCTCTTAATATCTTTCCACCAGTTTTACATGGATCAATAAATCTTTTACGAAAATATAAATGACCTACGTTACCGGGGTTACTACCCCATCTACTCATTGCAGGATAAGGATAACCCGGTGGAACACGTCCTCGTCTAATAGTTAAGTATTCATATTGAAAAGGAGTAAATGATGTTGCTTCATCCCAGCGTATTAATGTAGCCTGTAAAGTATCGTATTTCTTTACATCTTTCTCGTGTTCCAAGTGTCCAAAGATATCAAGCCCGCCGTTTGGGAATTGCCATCTTCGTTTACCTTCATTATATACAGCACCCGTTGATGGGAAATATTCCCTGCTTCTAGGAATAATCTCTCCCTCAAGCTCAGGGAAAGTTCTACGTAGGAATAATCCTTTGTATTTAGGTTGCTCATATAACCCCCATACTAGGGGTAAAATCATTAATACGTCAGACTTACCAGAACCAAGTGAACCACCGTAACCAGCTTCGTCAACCTCAAAAGGTACGCTTAGAAACTTTTCCTGTTTTTTAGTAGGCTTCCACTCTTTTTTAAGAGCATCATCTACTGCAGTTTCAAACTGCGATGTAACACTGATAGACATTACTTAATGTGAATGTTTACTGGTGTCCCAGGAGTTACGACGAATACGAAAGCGAAAGGGCTAGATAAAGTTCCTTCACCAGCAATATTCGATGCACTTAACTTTAATGTATGATTACCCGGAGTAAATGCAGGAAATGGAGCTTCACATTGAAAAGGTGATGCAGTTCCTGAACAAGTAACTCCATTTAATACTGCTCCGGTAACAGCGTTATCAGGATAATATTTATAGGTATATCCCTGCGCACTAACTAAATCAGGAGCTGCCATATCAAATGCTAATTTACTACTAGGAATAGCTTGCGCATCTAATAAAATAGGAAATGCTAATAATGCTAAAGCTCCAATTACTTTTTTCATTTGTCTTCCATCCTTTTTCTTATAAATGTTTCAACATCAGCAATTCTTAACATGTTACGTTCCTGATTTTCTATTAGGGTAATTAACTTTGCATTAGATGCGGTATTTTCCTTAACTACACTCATGAGTGAATCAGTTGCAGCCTTCCATAATTCAGTATATTGTCTTACATCTTTACGATAATACATGAACATGAAACCAGCTAATACCCCACCAACACCTAAAGTAGCTAACCATTTAACAAACTCTGTTGTTGATGTGGTATCCATTATGTAGGCTCCACCCATTTGGTTAAGTCAAATTCCTCAGGACTCATAGTCCAAGTTGGATTAGCCACATCTTTTTCTGGACCATCCTGAGAATTAGGACATGAAATCAAACAATCACAACCTTTTCCTAATTTTCTACTAACTATCCAATCTACTGAACATTTAGTACCATTAGATAACGTTCCATGATTTCCTGATTTCTTTTCTAGCAAACCAAATTCATATTGAGCAGGTGCATGTTTTGCTACTTCATTAACTACCTTGACACACTCATCACAAGTAATTTTTTCAGGATATTTAGCCCTAACTTCTTTAACTAATGGTAATAAGTCAGGCCATTCTAAAGACTCACTACCATTATCAAAATTTAGTATATAATCTCTTAAATAAGGTTCTAGTACTACAGCTGCTCTAGATTGATGTAACTTGTTGTCCAAAACTTGTTTTTCAGACATTCCAGCAGGACGCCAATAATCAAAACGATTAGGACGGCCAGCAGGAATAGCATACTGAAAGCGTCTAGCCCATAACCAAAGATTTTCATTAGATGAGATCGCATTGCCTCTCCTATCAGAGAATGGCATGTGGCCTACGAAATTAAAGTTTCGAATCCACTTCTCATAAAGTGGCATACATGCGATAATATTATCAATACTTTGTGAACCATTGAAGTCATCAAATCGTGAGGTTAACACTATTGGAAGTTTATAACCTTGAACACGATTTATAATATCAGTGATGCGAACTTCAAAATGACTTAATGATTCATTTGGAAAGCAATATGCTTGAATAGCAGGCCAAACTCTATCACTACTGAAAGGATTAGTTGTAGGCCAGCCATCTCCATCAAGATAAGCAATAATAGGCTTTTCAGGATAAGCTGATGCGATTCTAATACGTTCAAGTAATTCTTGAATAGTTCCAGAACCTTCCCAGTACGCTACCGTTAAATTCTGATCAACATCGTTGACATTAGTATTAACAGCGGTTATTAATGGTAGCGTACCAGGATTATGAGACTTATCACTGGTTCTTAACCAGATTGCATTACCTACATGTTTATCTAATGGGGTATCTCCATATTGATCTGAATGAGAGAAAAATGGTGCTTGCCAAATTGGTTTTTCAAATGCGGGAATCATAATATCATTTACTATAGGTGATACAGTAGGAGTTAATTTTACTCGTGAACTTTCAATATCAACAATACGAGTTAATTGTAACTCTGGTAATTCATCTTCTCTAGTAGCCCATGCTACCATAACACTATGAGTACTAAATTGTGCTGCGTGTGGCCTGAATACTTCTGAATTTTCAGGCGCGAGTAAATAACCGTATTCATCACCTATTGGATGAAATAGTAATCTACCACCTTCAGCTTGATATAAATACCAATATTCATTATTAACCTTAATAACTCGTAATGAATAATAATTTCGTGTTAATGGCTGTTTCAAATCAAATGTTAAATTGATTCCGGTCATCAACCCATTATTGCCACGAAATACAACTTGTCGCTTATCTAATAGATTAACCTCAGTTATTTCATTAGCTGAGAGTAATTGTCGCGAATCATCAGGAAATTGTACGTACCAGGGTCCAGTACTTTGATAATCTTCCTTAAAAGCAAATGAGCCATCAAGAGTAATTAATGATGGCATCCATGCTTTACGTAAATGCAATCCTTTAGATGTTGTTATTCCTAGAGCTTCTTCAGGACCAGGACCACTAAACCACCTTGCCCAAAAATTATTGCCAGCAGTTAATTCAGTGAGACCATAGTCAGCAACTTTAGTACGAATACCTGTGCGTACATTATGTGATCCGAGTTTGGCTACCCCATCATGATAATCTTGAAACAGTAATTCATCATCATTCAGAAACTTTACTGCACCTGCACTACTTTGCAGAATATTTTTTATGAATGATACAATTGGGCCTTTTTCTCCGCCGGCCCATTCACCTTTACTGTTTACTATCATTTTCCTGTTTTTCCTTCAATATCTTATCTACAACTTTTTCAGTAGCTTTAACTATTCCTAATCGTCTTTCATATTCTGCTATTCGTTCGTCTCTTTCCTCAATTTGTCTTTGTAGTTCACAAATTTGAAGAGCTTGATTACCTATAGTATCTCGAACTATGTTATCAAGAGTTCTTGACATTCATTTTCTCCGCATTCACTCTACGTAGTTCTTTGAAATCATCTATTACTTTTTGGGTCCATACTTTACTAGTTATATCTTTAATTAACTGTGTTTCAGTGCTTGTATCATCAGCAGGTTCTAATACACGTCGATGCGGAATTCGTGCTATTACATTACCATCTTCTTTAATGATTTTATCTTCAGTAATGAATACCATTCCATTAGATTCTATTTCTACCCTAGCTAATACTGATTCTTTGGTAATCATACGAAATAAACCATCGAAAATGTGAATGAAGCAGTATCGCTAACATTTGTTTCATTCAAAGTCTGTCTACCAGTAGTTGTTTGACCAAAAAGATAAAGTACTCCGGCATTATCACAAACTACATAACCACCAGCAACTAATGTAGAAAATCCACCAATACAATCTACAATACCACTCGCACCGCTTGCGCCAGCATTAAAAGGCATACCAGTAATAGTTGGTGCGCCTGTACCAGTTCCATTATTAGTTAATGTAATTGAACATTCAATACAGACTAACCTACCAACCTTAGTATACCTACCAGTTTGTAAACTATAAGTTACGTTAGTATTGGACCCACCAAATCGCATTACTGGAGTCCATGTACCCTCTTCATAATCATCTAATGTATTGGCACCTGCTGACGCGTTTTGTGTTGCGGGAAATATAATCTGTCCAGCAGTACTAGAACTAATATCAAGTGGAAATGAGAATTGATTAGCCTGCATCGTGCTGGAAAATATACTTCCAGCCGCGGTTGTAGGTGATACAAGAAATGTATTAGTTTGTGCTACTACGCGACACAGGTTAGGAGTAGCTTCTGATTCAATTTGTAATAATGAAATATCAGAGAATGTATGAGTCGCTCCACCAATCCAACCTTGACAATTTAATGTGACGCGGCTCTGTTGATTTGTATTATAAGCAGATGCGGTTGTATCAGGCTTGATACTATTTTCTAATACAATAAAATGTCGAGTGGAAATTGGACTCTGAGAATAGACACCATAAATATCGCCACTTTGTGAAGGTATTAATGATGCATGTCTCTTATATTTTAATGCACCTGATGCGGTAAATACAGATTCAGTACCATCACCCAGTGTAATATCTGGTCCAGTAACTACAATACCTACAGCAGTTAAGATACCTGAACTATCTAATGATAACTTTGTAGTAGTATTATGACCAATCCTTACGCCATTTGTTGCATCAATTTTAACCCACGCTCCTGCAGGATCTCCAAAAGCAGCACCAATAATATCAGTAGCGTAGCTATAATAAGTGTTAAGATTACCGATGACGCCACGATAATTCTCAGTATTGAAAGCAGAGCCTTGTAAAGTAAATACAATGCGTGGTTTACCATTACTTGCCAACAAATCTATACGGCCATCACCTGTAGTTCCTAATACCTGATATGGTGTACCACTAGGCCATGTAGGATCAGGAGCATGAGCCGCAGCTAAATCACGCGTAACATTATAAATTGTACCACTAACTAATGTAAGTACTTTAATGTATTCAGTTTTTACGGTTCCACTATTATCTTTAGCTCTTACAATAACCCAATCATTCACGGTCATTGCTTGGCCGAAATCAATAGTAGTATCTGCTGCATTAACTATAGTTGCGAATTCACCTGCTGCTTTACTAACAGTAGTGAATCCACCAAATATAGTTTGAGTATTTAAGCTGAATACTGTGGAGAATAGCTGCGAGATGTACGCATTACGCCATAATGCGCTTGTAGAACCTAAATCGTATGTATTGCTTGCAGAAGGTAGGAAATGTCCGGTGAGATTTAATCCGCCAACTATTGTAGGCGTTGCAGTCCAGTTACCTGCTCCAGATGGCAATTGTGCATATGTTAGGAGTCCCGATAAATCAGATAATGCTGCACCTGCTTTATTTACTTTTGCCCATGGAATAGCATTGTTATTGAATATAGGATCTACTGAAAAAGTCTTTACCCCTGAAAACGATTCGGCAGCATCTAGTACTGATAATCGTTTAGTGGATAATTGAGCCGATGTATTTAGTACTGTTACCGGCATTTACTTCTGGCGTTTAATACCTAACCATGTATCTGTTGATGCATTAGAATGATGATAGGGAACTCCATAAAATGGATAATAACGTTCCCCTGTATTACGCATGAATTCAAGTTGCTTAGGATGCGGTTTCCAATTAATAAATGATGGCCGTTTAATAAACGGAATAGAGATTAATGACACGAACAATTGCCTGCGTGTGATATCCATATTTACTCAGTTACATCAATAATTTCAAAGTCTGATACCGACTTAATTTTTGGTGAATAAACGTGAAGATGAACTTGTGGTTTATCCTTATCTGAATCATGCTTAGGAGATAACTTATCTACAATTCCTGCCATATCTTTAGCAATTCCAGATAACTCAGTAACCTTTTCAACTCCATCAAGTTTATCACTAGTAATACGATTTAATGCCGCGATTAATTTCCTCTCAGCTTTTTGTGCTACACGTTCTCGTGCATTAACTCTGTTATTCTTATCATAACTAGCTGTACTAGTTGCTCCATGTTTCCATGCACTTACTGATGACGGAGAGATACCAAACGTTCTAGCTGTACTATTATTATCACCAGAGATTATTGCTTCCTCAGCTACAACTTCACGTAATGGCTGCGGTACATTAGTATTGTCCTCACCTCTACCACGTTCTATAATTACTCTCGAAATTTGAGGCTGAACAATATCATCTTTCTCTAACCGTTCTAATTCTTTTGTCCACTCATCTTCATCTACAATCATCATTGGCATGATATGTTACTCTATAATTAGATTAATGCGAATACATACAAAAAAAGATACACCCCGAAAATTCCGAGTTCAGAGCCTCTCAGGTTTTAGTAGTGATTCAGCCTAACATAGCCCGTCCTGAAAGTCAACTCAAAACTTCAGGGTTTTATAAATAAGATGGGAATTATGAGACTCTATTTTATATACAGAGTTTAGATTACATAGTTGAGAGTGTTCAACGCCATGCAAATTCTACACTCTGTAGGAGTCCCATCAAACTGGTATATGGGGAGTAGGGAATTAAAGGGTATTGCTATTGACGTTAGAGCTGTGATATGCTCTAGCAGTGAGGTGAGATTATGAAAGCAAAGCTACTACGCTGCAACGTGTGTGATAGTTGGAACGGTGCTTATCGCAATCACTGTCAGTATTGTGGCGCGACTCGCACCGTTC